TCATAATACATCATGTGTCATACTACTTAGATAGCTGACACCACCCTTCTGTGGGTGCAGGAAACTACATCCTGCACCCCCTTTCGGGATTGTAAAGAGACGGTAAAATCCGCCCCCCCCCCGACTATTTATAGTTAGTTTGGTCATAAGCTTTTATCCTCCTTTAGTTAAAATTCGTTGGCATTGCTGGCTTTCCTGCAGCAATCCATTCTGTATAATTTCCGAAGTCCACACCTTCCGCTGTGTGCGAACAATAGAATGCATTTCCATTCAATACTTGATCCAGTGTCACATCATTGCTGATCCGCACCTGTGATGCAGGTACTTCAAATGCTAGGACTTTTCCGTCCGTTGTTTTAAGCTGCACCGCTACATATGACGGATTCGCTGTCCTTGTCTTTATAGCAAGTAATTGGGATTGCGTCATTCCGTCCAATTTTACTGTTGTAGGACCAGCCGGCCCCTGTGGTCCTTGTGGTCCTACAGGACCGGTTTTTCCTGTGTCTCCTTTAGGCCCCTTGAAATTTCCAACTAAAGCTTTAGCCATACATGTCCCTCCTTATCCTGGTATATCCATATAGATATTACCATTCTCATCTACTTCAAATGTCGGCGGTGCTGCAGAATCCGCATAATAACAATATAGATTTCCGGCTGCATCTCCAACAAATGTGAACACGCCATTCGCCGGTGTTATCACACCGCTATCACCACGTTCCCCCTTTTCTCCTTTTTCGCCTGTTTCCCCCTGTATCCCTTGCGGTCCTCTTGGTCCAATGAACTCTCCTGTATCCAATGCATTCTGAATATATGCTATCTGTTCCTTTTGCTTCTCGATCAGTTCAGACGCCGGTGTTTCAAATTCCGAATCCATATACTGCTTCACGAAGTCTGCAACTACCTTCTGCCATTTATCTTCACTCGGAAGTATGACAGTCCCATTCGGTGCCGGTGTACAGCGCGCTGCTATTTGTTGCGTAACTTCGATATGAGCAGCATCCTTTGGATCTGTCATTTCTATCGCGATAAAGATGATTCCATCCTGTCCGAATGCTTCCGCAGGTATCTTGAATACTTTATTGCTATATCTCGCAATCGCCACAGAGTACACGCCATTTTTTTTATACCATCCGATTTTCGGTACGATGATATAGTCTTCGTATGCGTCCGTATCGTTGATATATTGTACCGGCACATCTGCCGAGCCTTGCGCTGGGATGATTGCCGCATCTAATGTCAATGTCAAGCCTTTCCGTGTCACTTTGATCATCACTCTGCCTCCTTTCGTCAGATGTCATAATTCATATCAATCAGTTTACCTTTTGTTTTCATCGTCACACCTAAAAGAGAGTTTATACGGATGTGATTGTCTTCATTAAGGTTTAAGAATATATCATCCTTGGCTATAGAAATCGATGGTCTTGATAACAAGTCAGTATTGTTGTTGAAAATACTAATCCTTATCAGCTCTTCACTCAATATGATTACTGTATCTCCTTTTTCTCCGAGCGTTATTCGACTTATTTTTCCTGCTTCATAATTCAAATGTAGATTATGCCCGATATAAGCATCATACTCTGTTGTAAGTTTACCCTTGAATATCCCCGATTCCATCGTTACATTTTTCATGACTGCATCAGCGCATCTCATGATTCCGTCTTTAGCAACTGAAAAATTGTTTCCTATCTCTATCGTTCCTCCGATGATCTTGCTACCATTTATGGTAGCCCCTGATATCGTTCCCGCAAAGCTTCCATCCTTCATTCGTAATTCTCCGGTATCCAGATTCAAATAGAATTTTCCATTCCTGTCTGTCAGTATACCGGTGATCACATAGTCCGCATTGATTGCTTCAAAATCTATCGCCGTTCCCCATTTCCAGTCCGTATCCGTTTCATTGCGTTTTTTAGCGATCTGTATGCCTTGTGTACCTATACAGAGCGCTCCATATGTAGGAGATGATTTATCGATATCTTCGAATAGGATCGCACGTACATCCTGCCTTTTGGCGATGTCCTTTTGAGCCTTTAGCGATGTCATCATGAGATTTACGACACCGGCAATACGCTGCGCCATGATCGTGTTGCTCACTTTATCGTATATGGTATCTACGATATGCTGCGTTTTCGATAATCTATCAAAATAATCTTCTTTATGATCACCCAACGTAAGAGATATTACGCTATTGGTTATCCCATCGTATACTAATTCGATGACACGAGGTGTCGTTTCGATCTTTAACCTACGATGGGATACATGTACCGTATCTCCAAGCGACACTCTCACTAATTCACTATATTCCTTATATAAGTCCGTTTTGGATAGATCTACCATCTGAACGTTGTATGTGATGATCGGCATATCTACTTTATTGATCGTATACTCACGTTTTGCTCGCTCTCGCAGCTTTTGATAGAGGATCGCTTTTGTATCGCATATCGTGATGCCGTTTTCTTCGTCCCCTTCCTGGGCATCCTCTTTCAATTTGATATCAGTATACTCAAATACCACCGGCGGGAATCTTCGTGGCTCATACTTTTCTATATTCGGCGAATCGACCGTTTCATCGTTAGGCAGCATATGACCGTTGTATGCCTTTGGGCGTATTCTGGTAACCACTTCCGACATATCGACTTTTTCTTCAACGCCCGTTAGGTTGAACCCGAATTCAGCACGCATCCCATTGTCAGCTCCGGCACGTTTATTCAGATAAATCTCATAATTCTTATAGATCGGTTCGCCTCCCCATCTATTCAAAAATGCATTATCATTGTCTCCGCTGATCGCTTCATTTGCACACATTTCCTGATAATAAGCACTATTCGCTTTCGATATATCGGAATATCCTTTGTACTTCGTATCTTTAAACATGATATTCAATGCATCCTGTGCAGTTTTATTCACGACGCGAGTGTCGAAGAAATATATATCATTCGTAAGAAATATAGGTATTGCATAGGCTTCGATAAAGTCATCATTCTTATCCACTTCATTGATCATGAATAACTGCCGCTTGCCGATGGGAGTGTCCATGCATAGGATGGCATTTTCTACAATACCCTCCATATTCTCATCCAATGGATTTCTGAGCGTTACCACCCATTCTCCTTTCAGCTTCATCTTCAACTCACACGTTATGGGTTTCAGATTATAATCTCCATTATAATCAAAATTGCGATTTCCCGGTTTATATACCTGGATCATCATATACACCTCCAGTTTGGTTGTATGGTCAGTGTGAATTTTGCCGGATCGGATATCGATATCTTATTTTCTCCTTCGATCAGCAGCATATCTTCATAATTTCCACTGATGGCAGTATTGTGCAATGTTCCGTCACTTCGATACGCTATCCTACGATATGTATCGATGGTAAGGTTTTGTCCTACGTTTGCCTTTATCGCATGTCCGTTGACCGTCAATGTGCACACTCCCTCGCCCTTTATAAAATAAACAGGTGTCGTTTCTTCATATGGATTATCCTTTATCTGTTGTGGGTCATATAGTTGTATGCCTGATAATAGGTAGGTGTACGGGTCTAATGTAAGACTCACGGTAAACCTTCCTATTCTCAACGAATTTCTGGCATTGGTAGATACTTCGACTTTTTTTATCCTGTAGTATACAGATCTGTCATCGCTGAAAGATAATCTTTTTCCAACGGATGTAAGCAACCAGCGTTTCGCCATCCGCCATACATTGTTCCAATTATCCGGGGATGTCATATAGTTCAATTCTACAGATATCGTGATGTCTTCATAATATCCTGTATCCTCATACAGCTTACCGTCCCTTCCTGGAAGTCCTTTTTCGTTATATCGTTTTTGCGGTGACGGGACATCCGGACGCTTCACAACGTATAGACGCAAGGTTTCGCTGCATTCATCATTTAAAAACATATGGTACATGACATCATCCTCCTGTCACTATACTTTTGAATGTTTGGTTTCTGTTCACACGTTTAACTACCGTCTGTTCGATCATTCTGCTATCCAGATATACATTTATCTGATTCACCTGTTCACTTTCTAAGATTGCCTTTGTATTTGACAAGAAAGTGCCGTCTACACCGAACATCTCACTTTGTGCCCGCTGCATGATTGCAGAATTATCCTGCAAACGTTCCACCATACCTTTTCCCATATCAGTGATCGTGGAAAACAATTTCTTTTTTTCGTTTTCTACACCGTTTATCGTTCCGATCGTGAAGAAATCACCTGCTTCAAACGCCGCTTTCGATGGAGAATTTTCTTTTAGAGAGTCGTGCAAAGCCGATATCATCATAAGCCCCATATTCGATACTGCACCAAACACTTCTCCCGCTCTGTTGTTTACTCCGTTCTTCAATCCAAGCGCATAATTTTCTCCGGCATCCGTGTATTTCCATGTATTTCCATCCAGTACTGCATATCCTTCATCCGCAAGAGCCTGCCATGCGGCTTCCGTCTGCGGTGTACCGTCATCGATGCCCTTTTTCGCTTTTTCTGTTTGTTCGAATGCAGCACTGAAGAATTGATCCTCATTTTTCTTATAAGCATTCAATCCGGCAGTACACATCGTTTCCCACAAGGTTGCATGTTCCGGGATGGCATCTGTTACGACGCCCAGTTCGTCTTTTAACTGTTTTTCCAGAGTTTTTAACTGCATCTCACTGGCTTCCACTTGTTTTTTCACAGCTGCATCTTCACTGTTCTTATGTTCGGCAACATAACGTTTCAGCATATCGATCTGTTCCTGCGTAGAAAGCTGTAAACTCTTTCCGTTTTCCTTATATGTATTCGCCACATAGTCTACGATGTTTTTTTGACTTTCAGCAGTCCCTTTTTCCATTTCTTCCATCAGATACTTCTGCTCAGCTATCGTTTGCGTATATCCATCCACAAGCTCTTTTTTCTTTTCGTAATTCTTTTTATACTCTTCCAATTCATTATTCAATCTACTTTTTGTTGCGTCATAATTTATATTTCCATCTCTAAGGCCATTGTCCTCCATCTTCTTGATTTCTGCTTCTACTTCAGCTCTTTTCGCCAGATACTCATCCTCGGCTTTCATCATATCTCTGGTGGCCTGTGCATTCTTTTTGACAGCCTCCGTATATTCGTCCATACCACTATCGACAAGTGCTTGCGCCTGTTTCTTCGTGATCAGATCATCGATGTTTTTCATCTGTTCCTTATAGCTGTCAATGATGTTTCCGTTCATCTGCAGTTCTGTTCCCAATGCATCGTTCAATTCCCCAAGGATCACTCGTGCACGGTCTTCGTAACCTTTTTTTACTTCGCCGTTTGCGGATGTGATGCTCTCCAGTTCTGTCTTCAACTGGGCGTAATATTCAAAATTTCCATATATCCCCTCAACTGCCTCCTCCTGCGCAGTCTGCATCTCTTTCCAGGCATCGATCTGCTTCTGTGTTTCCTCGCTGCTTTTCTTTATCGCTTCTGTGGCGGCATCTGTTTTTTGCGAAAAGACGAACATCGCGGTTCCTGCAGCCGCTGCCACACCTGCCAGCGTCAATAAAGGGTGAGCTGCAATGAGTGATCCCAGACCTCCCAGTGCACTTGAAACTCCCGGAATATCTGCTGTTGCAAGCTTCGTCAGACCACCTGCTATATTCGTAATGGAATCTTTGAATTTCGAAATCTTGTTTACTGCAAATGCGGTCGTGGCAGCTGTACCCAATGTAACGAGGGCACCCTCGACTAATGGCAGATTGTCGATCATCCATTCTACACCGCCTTTTAATACCGGCATCGCATCCTGGATCATAGGCTCTAGGAGATCGGTCTGCAATGTCCTTCCCAAACCTCGCAACTGACTTTCTACAGTCCCGTATTTGATATCCTGTATCTCCTTCATCTTTCCACTGACGTCCGAAAATTCATCTCCGACACTGGTCAATGATTCCACAAATTTCGCATTCGCGTCCTCTCCCATCGTACCGAATGCAGTTGCTGCTTTTGTGAGCTTTTTCTGTTGATTCGTTGTTTTTGCTATATCTTTTACGATAGCATCGATAACATCTTTCTGTGTAGCACGTCCGTCTTTCCATGCCTTGAAAACTTTTCCCGTTTCCGAAGAAAACATATCCAAAGAATCCTCTATCGTCCCATCCGCAAGTCGTGTCGTTACCTCGTTTATCGCATCATTGATCTTATCCAGATTGTAAGCACCGTTTTGTGAACCATTCTTCAGCAACTGAAAATAATCATCCGCGCCATAACCAGCCTGAGCAAACTTACCTGCATATTCCGAGATGTTATCTCCGAGTTCATCCGTATAGTTCAGCCCATTTTGTGCTCCCATAGCGATCAGATCCATGGAATCTTCCGCAGAGAGACCAAATTGGTACATCAGCTGTTTAGTTCCTCGCAGCGTTTCGTTGAAGTCCATGTCGAACGTATCTTCCAAAGTCTTCACACCTGCTGTTACGTTCTTCAAATCTTCATCATCCAGATCGGACATCTGCTGTTTTACGCGTGCCATAGAATCCGCGATATCCTGTAAAGAGTCTCCATAATCATTATTATAGAGTTCTTTCATCTCTTCGTTATATCGTTTCATTTCATCCGCAGATGCTCCTGTTGCCGCCTGAAAGCTTGCACTCGCCCCGTCACTTTGTGTAACGAGTTCCTTTAGGCTTCCGGCAAGCGACTGGATGCCATCAGCTGTGATATCCGCCATCGCGCCTTTCATGATGGTAAAACCATCACCTGCATCCTTCGCACTGTCTTCTACTTCATCCAGGGCTCCGGCAAGTTGCTTCGATTCTGTCTGGACCGCAGACAAGCGCTGCTTGTTCGTTTGCAGATCTTTGGATAGAGCTGTGATCTGTGCAGCCAGCTGCTGCGTCTCTCGATCGTCTTTCCCTTTTGCGAGGGCCGCTTCCTGATAGGCTCTCTGCAGCTCAGACAGCTCCTGTTGCTGCCTAGCGATATCTTGCGTCAATTCACCTAGCTTACTCGATGCATTTTTTTCAGCTGCTGATAATTCATCCATCTTTTTCGAATTATCAGCAATTTGATTCTTTAAAGCTTCACAATATCCCTTCGTTTCGTTGATGGACGTCCCCAACTTTGCCATCACATCTTCTTGCTTGCGAAGCGCATTCTCTGCTTTTAATGCTTCTGCAGAATTTTCACCATACGCCTTCGTGGCATTTTCCAACCCTTTTTTTAGATTGCCTAGATTCTCACTCTGTTCCTTATATGCTTTTGACAGAACGGATACCTTCGTATCTTGCTCCTGCAATTGTTTTTTCAATATCTCGTTCTTGTCCTGCAAGAAATCAAGAGAATCCGAATTCCCATCATATTTTTTCGTGAGGAGATTCATCTCCGATCCCAGCAGTTTCAATCTTCCGTTGATTTTTTGGATCTGATTGTTGAATTCTCTTTCTCCTGTGATTCCTATACGTGGCCCGATATCATATCCCATATCTCTTCACCTCACTATTTCAATGACGGGATGAAATCCCCGTTTATTTCACTATCAGCTTCCGCATATCCCTTGATACGCTGATACATTTCTACGATATCACTCAGCTCACCGATCGGCATGTGTGCAAATTCACACTCTTGCATGCCGATCATGCGAGCCCATACAGATAAACAAAGATAGTGATCGTCAGTTCCTTTTTCACCTTTTTTTACTTTGTTGTTGATTCTTTTTTTTTCGATTTGACGAGCGTACTGTACATCGCCTCCGTCAATATTCCAGAATCTTCATATCCGATATCTTCATATAAGGATTCTTTATCCGGGATATCCAGTATCAGTTCCTTTCCATCCTGCTGCTTGATCTCCTTTCTGGTACAGTACCGGATACCTTCGCATATCATGATATACACGATATCCTTTACAAGGCTTATGCTATTTTTTTTAAATTTTTCAGGCTCCAATAAACAGTCCACCATTTTTGTGACCGGAATATATTCATCCTCGATCTGTTCTGCTGCATTCAAGGAGAATACGAGGGGATATGTCTTCCCCTCGATACTGAGTAATGATATTCTCATGTCCATCTGCCTCCTTTATGCATCTGTTTTTCCGCATTTGTATTCCAAGTACAGAGCAGCTTCCGCTCTTGTCTGGAACCATGCGTCCATCATCCAAGGATGTTCGTATTTTTCATCTACCAGATCACTGCGCATGACTGTTCCGGTGATCGTCGGTGTCTGCCATTCAATAGATTCCCCTTTCGTCGTTGCCGCTTGTTCCGGCACGTTAAAGAATACCTTCGGCAGGAATACTGCTCTGTATTTTGTGACATCATTGTTTTGATGTGCTTCGATCACGCCGATACCCAAATACGGAGCTACACGTTTATCGTCATAAATGCCTTCTGTCGCATTTTTATTTGTGTTATATGTGAATTCTTCCGTTCGGATACCCAGTACCTTTTTCGATGCCTCTTGCGTCAGGTCATCTGTTGTCAGTGACAATTCGCCATTTTGGAATGTACCCTTATCGTGTTCTGCATCCATGTCATCTGCATATAGCGGATTATCTTCGCTCTGATTGATCGTAAGTGAGTATTCCACCATCTTCGCGACTGTTGCCGGTTCACTGTATGTCGGTTTGTTTCCCGTCCCCGAATAGTCATACATGCCGACGATCAGCATGCTCAATCCTTTGATTGCCATATCATTTCATCTCCTTCTTTATTTCGTTTTCGATGGTATCCGCCATCGCTTTTACTGCTGTTTTTTTATTCTTCGTTACCGCTCTGTTTACAAATGAATTCTTCTTTCGGAAAGATGTTCCACTGTTCACAGATCGGACCAATAGCTGATTTGGTACACCCTCCGGATATTTCTTCGTCTTCGTACGTCCGTATCCATCCCATCCGATCTTGGCATGTACATAATCGCCATCTTCTCGGATCGGCGCTATCCCCATACTGTCAATGAGATCCGCTTTCTGGCGGTTCGATATCCCTTTCAATGGATCATCACTTGTTCCATATGCATTGTCTGTAGGCAGTTTTTTAGTTTCCTGCTTCAATCCGTCCGCCAGTATACCGGCACCATCATATATCCCTTTTCGGACGATGTCTTCCGATCCTTTTTTTAGTCTCTGCATGGCCTTGATATAGTCATTCAGACCTTTGTTCTGTATCTTCGCCATCACGACACCTCGAAACGCCATTCATAATGCGTGTATCCTGTTTCCTCTTCGTATTGTATGGATTCCATATAACAGGCGATATCTGCGTCCTCTAACACTTTCGGGATCTCTTTCATCCACGGATCATATTCCTGCTTTGTGAACAGATCGACTGTCCCGCTGATGACCGTTATCACATGCCTGTCATCCGCATACGGCGATTCTCCTTCACTGTCTTCCTGCCACACGATATAACGGTTCCCTTTGTTTTCCGCTTCAAGATGATAAGAGTCTTCCGTTATCGTGAGCAGGGCATCACGTACTCGCTTCAGCAGTTCCATATGGCTCTCCTCTTCGCTCCAAGGACAACACCGTGATCGGTATTCCTTCATCATCTGTGCCATGCTGCACCTGCAATATCGTATACTGCCTGCCGTCTATGCTTGCAATATCCCTACCGGCGGAAATCGAACGTTCCCGGTATACGTGGATCACTTCATCCAACGTATCGCCTGCCTGCTTTGCGGTATAATTGCGCACGATGCCGACCTTTTCATATCCGAAATACAGTGATAACCTTGGACGATAGTCGTACTCCGGCTTATTCCCGGACTCTGCCACATTCACTCTTTCGCAGATATCCACGATCCCATCATCATATGTATAGGCCATCTTCATTCCCTCGCTTTCTGAGAAAACAGCAGATTGTTCAGCTCATAGCGCAGGAAGCGCGGCATGATCATTTCTGACGATGCGCGCTTGCGGTACAGGAACGCCGCATAATGTTCGATGGTATATTGATAGTCCATCGATCCGTCGTCCTGTATCCCCATCCGCTTCATGAGCGCTCCCGCATTCTTCAACAAGGTGCGCAGATATGGTTCCTCAGATGGTGGCGTCTTCAGGTCCTGCTTCAAGACCGTGAGCAGCAATTCTTCATCCATCTGCTTTTACCGCCTTTATGCTGCTGCGCTCTTGTTCACTGTTACGATATACTCTTTTTCCACACCTGCGAAGCTGACGGTGATGCTCAGCGTGTTTTCTCCATCCGTGAAGGATGCGGATTCACCATTGTTCACAGGTGTTTCTTTATTCTTGATCGTGATTGCAGCTCCTGCACGTTTCGCAACCGCTTCGATCTTACTGCTGGCATTTGAGGTATTTACCATGTATTCATAGGTTCCTGCACTGAATACAGGGAACAGTTTATTGCTGCCGATCTTCAAGCTTGCCAACTGCACATCCTCTTCATTCGCTTTATCCGGTGCGAACACGATAGATGTCGTCGGTGTCTTTCCGTTGATGTTGATCAATCCGAATGCTTCCGCGATGACCGGCTTTCCGTCAAATCGCTCCGTACCTTTGAATACGGTTTGATCCTCCAGGAAACGTACATGTTCAGACTGTCCCAGCTGCAGACCTTTGCGCTGTACAGCCTTGTAATTCGTCATATAGCCGAATGCAATGTCTCCATCGGCCATGAACTTAAGTTCTTCTACCTTTCCGCCAACGACCGGCATCGTATCGTTCATACCGCTGACGATCGTTGCATTCATATTCGTATCCATCGCTTCCACGACAAGATCGAGCTTTGTCTGTCGATTCATCATCCATACCAGATTACCGGAATCATAATCGGTAAAGATCATTTTCAGGCAGCGCACAATCTCCTTGAACAACTCTTTTCCTGTCTTTCCGGTAATCGTTTTGATATTGGATTCGTGAAGATCTTTCCATTCCCGCTCTGTGTCGTTGTGGTCGCTTGGTTTTACGGTCTGCGCCAGACGGGTGACGATTCCCATCGGCATCTTGACGCCTGTTCCATATACGATAGCCTTATCCTTAGCCTTTGCGATCGCGATACCTAATGCATTGATCAGCTCCTGTGCCAGGTTCACATCATTGTCTTCCAACAACGCATTGCAGACCTTGAAGAAGCCGGCCACCTTGAATCCATCCATTTCCACATCGTTGAAGCCTAACTCCAGCTCATTCAGCTTTCCGCACTGTTCAGTCCATACCGCTTCCGGAACGCTTCCCATGATCGTGATACGTGCCGTACCGGTGATATCACTCTTGTTGGTATACTTCAGCAGCTTGGAATTTGCTTCCGTCACCTCTTTGATCATCGGCAGGAAGTTCTGCGGAATGATCAATCCTGCATTGCCGATCGCTCGTTTCTCTTTGATACAGGAGCGTACCTGCTGCATGAAGTCCTTTACCTCCTCATTTGCGAAGATCGCACTTCTTTCCTGCATGGTACGTCCGAAAAATTCTGTTCTTGTTTCCATTTCTCTTTCCTTTCCTCTCTTGCTTCTGCTGTTCTGACTTGCTCCCTGATCATCGCCTGCCTGCGGCTCCGGCGGTGTACTTTCCTGCTCCTTGATCTTGTTTTCCAGCTCTTCGATCTCATCCTCCAGTTTTTTCTTTTCGGCTTCATGAGCATCCTTTTCTTTTGTCAGGTCTTCCACAGCGTCCTCTACGACCTTACGGTCTGCTTCCGGTGTGCTTTCATCCATTTCTGCGATGGACGCTTCCAGCTCCTGTTCCCGTGTCTGGAATCCTTCATCCTTACTTCTCAATTCTTCCAGCAGTTTTTTCTTCGTTGCTGCCTTATTTCTCATCAACAATACTTTTAATGCCATCACGATTCTCCTTTCAATTTTTTAATCGTATTCATTTTCCAAGCTTCGAAGCTGCGTTTTGTCATATCCTCCAGCTGCCGCTTCCTTGCGCTTACGCAGGTTTCTTCATATGCTGGGAATGTAACGATCGACACTTCATACAGCTTCACTTTTTTGATCGTCCAATGTGTTTTATTATCGATACTTGATACATCTTCGTCGACGATCTCAAATCCGATAGAACACTGATCGACGTCACCACGTTTCACACGTTCGTATACGTTCATCGCATCGACATCGTTGCGATTGATCTTTACATCACCCCATAGACCGGTATCATCGACTCGCAGCTGCAACGTCCCTGCTTTCGTGCGTCCGATGACCAGGCGCGTCTCATGGTCGATCAAAGCACGGATATCTTCATTCAGCTGATCATCGAATGCATGAGGGTCGATGCTTTCTGACATCCCTTCCCATATTTCGTAGGTACTATTAAATACAGCGAAATAGCCACTGATATATAGGTCATTATCCTGCTCGCGCGTTTCAAACCTTGCCCGTGCACTTCGCAACTGCCGCGTCTCTCTATTCATCCTTTTCACCTTCTTTCTTTTTCAGCTTCTTCTGGTCACCGATCATTCCGGCCGGGATATAGTTTTCCAGAATCACTAATTCATCCAGACCATCCTTATGTGGCATGTCGATCCAATCACGTACCTCGTTTCCTTCCATGATCCCTCTGGTATAGAGATTTGCACCAACATTAGCTAACGTGTCGATATCATACGAATGCAGAGAACGTGCATTGAATCGAAAATATAATGTTGGATCAATCAGAACAGCTTTTGTGAAAGCCTGTTCGATACATTGGCATATCGTTTTTATCCTTGTATTGATAAAATTGTTCCAGGCATCCGCTTTAAATTCTCCGATTCCCAGTACGAATGGCGGTACGTCCAGGATGGCCGCCACCGTTTTTTTATCCAGCTCCACATTTTCCTGTATCGCCAAGTCTTTTAGACTCAATGGTTTAACAGTTTCTACTTCAAACGAATCTGCAGGAAGCAGCCACGGTTCCCCGGCTTCGGTGCTGGTCACATATTTTTTCAGCAGCTGAGAACGTCCTTCTTTACTGCTCAGCTCATCTGTATCCGCGTCCACCTTCACGATGATAGAAGGCTTCCATTTTGATTCCATGAATCCTTTCTTCGTGATGCTCGCCTGCAGGAGTGTCTCTGCGACCTGCTTTAAGCTTTTACGATACCCCTCGCCCTTCCATGGCACTTCCGGATCCGGGTTCATTGCGATATGGATGAGGTCCCATGGCTCATAGGTCTGTCCGTAGATCATAATCTTATATCCATAGCCGTCCGGCAGGAAGGTAGTCTGACTCGGTGGTATCGGCAACAGATCGTCCAGCAGTCCGTCTTTTGTTTTTGGAAGCACTACAGAATTACCGTCACCCTCCAGCAATAGCGCACGCACGATCGTCTGGATGAAGGTCGAACGTGTCATGTAGCGATTCGGTTCGATGTCGATCTTGCGCGATAATCCATTCCGGATCCGGATATCTCCTTTATCTGTGGTATTCTGCATCAGATGGATAGACATACTGCCGATCAGATTCGCAATTTTGTTCACTGCCGATATGATCTCCGGATTTTTTGCCAGCGATGCATACCCGGAGCTGCAAAGCATATCGTAAGTACTGATATCACACAGATATGTGGATGTACGATCTTCGCTTCTTTTCTGCCTTGGGTCCGCTCTCACCTTTCCTTTATATTTTTTCTTGCTCATCATTCCCCTCCTATTCCAGGAATGCCGCTGCATTCGCTGATTTTTCGTTTGCGATCAGCTTTTGTTTGCACGCAATGACGGTCGCGTCGAACAAGTCGATACGTTGTGTTGGCATAACTTTTTGAAAGCGCACGAATTCATCGCTGTCTTCGATCGCTTTCACATTGCTGATACAATATTCAAACGCTTTGTTGTGTAGATAATAGAATTGTTGTTTGATTACCTTTCGCTCGATCTCACGGAAGGCTTCTGTCTTTTCAAATGGTCTCTGCGACTGGTCGCGCATCTTGAAGCCTGCTTTCTTCATCTTCATGACAAATTCACGCGCATATTTCCGGTCGTATCCTGTCCATTTCAGCTTGAAGCCCATTTTTTTCATGTGGATGAACCACTTCACGACATCCTCGTACTCTACCACTGCGCCATTGCACATCGTGAGCCATCCCTGTTCCTCCCACCAGAATACCGGTATGTTGTCTTCATCTGCTTTTTTATGAGCGATTGCCCGTGGTATGAATGCATGCGATATCGTGATGTCTACATCCTTGTAGGTCCCGTATATTGTTGCCCCTGTAAGGTCATGCATCTTCGACAGATCGGCGCCGCCATACCATTTGATCGGAAGCTTTGCCAGCTCCTCTAATGTCCAGTTGTATTTTTCATCGGATGAAGTCACCTGCATCATGTCGAAATATGTATCAATTGCATCCGTGAAGACATTCAGCGACTTCGCGAAATAATCTTTGCGCTGCTGCGGATCGTTGAGTGCCTCCATCGCTCCTTCCATCAGCTCATCCGGCCGGATCGATCGCCCATATGCGGGATTTGCCATTTCCTGAATCCGCGGATTCGTAAAATCCAGAAACTTCGCACCATTTTCATCCGTGGAGTAATCAGCTTCACAAATGAAAATGAAATAGCGGTCGTTTTCGACTTCTTTGTCCAATATCTTTTTACAGTAAGTTACCTTTTGTGCGAGAAAGCTATTCGGATCGTCTCCGGCTGTCGATATACCGATCATGAGTTTATTTGTATATGCCTTCATCGCTTCCTTGAACAGGTTATACTGTTTCGATTTTTTGAATGCATGGATCTCATCTGCGATGGCCAGATTGCAGTTGAAGGAATCCTGTGCATCCGGATTTGTGGCCAACGCATCCAGATGAAATAATCCGTTTCCGATCGTTGCATCGATCGAGTGTTCATTGTTGTTATCGATGATGTGGAATACACCTTCATGATCATTATCATCTTCTTCCATCCTGCGGATGTTGTATTCGATGAATTTGAATGTCTCCATCGTCTGCTTCATAGCGGCCGCAACAATATAGATCTTTGACCCGGAATCTCTCCACAGCAATCCGAGCGCATATGCCAGTGCGCCGGCAAATGTCGTCTTGACGTTCTTTCGCGGGATGAAGATCAGGCACTCGGTAAACCTGTTGATACTCGTATTCGCTATTTTGAATCCGACCAGGTTGTAAATGATGAATTTGTGAAACGGCATCAGGAGGAACGGCGTCCCTCTCAGTGCAGTACCATCCAGCGATTCTCCCTGTTGATGACATATCGTCAGCTCGATGATACCGATCACGAATTCAGCGTCACTCGTTTTAAAATCCCATCGTTCATCCTGTAGATCATCAAGGAAGCGTCGGCAAGCCTTTATGCGATATTCGTTCGCCACGATAGATCCATCACAGATCCCATTCACGTAGTCCATGACTTCCTTAAGATTTGTGTTCAAGCTTTTCCAATGCTTCGCCCAGGGCACTCTTCTTGCCCTGTTCAAGTCCTTTCGATTTTATGGCCTTCAATCCTTTTGGCGTCAGCCCGAAAAGGTTCTCCATCTCGATGAGTTCCCGACGCAGATTTTCCATAGACAGGTACAGCGGCGCTTTCCGCACGTTGGTAGCACCTGCTTTGTTGGTGTACTTTTCGGTCACTTTACAGCCTGTTTCCCGCCATGTTTTGCATAAGATATCATATTGCATGCGCATGTCTGCATACCGCTGTATCGGGATGGCGAATTCTTCCCGATAAACGCCTAAACTTCGCATTTTTTCGATGGTTTCATTTCTTATTTTATTGGTCCGGATGGTGATCTTTTTATCGGTCAGCATGTGCTCACCCCCCCTTTTTCTAAAAAACAACGGAGTTGGAAAGAGTTACCCTACCCAGTAGAAAACGATTTACTCCAAAATCTCATTTCTGGGGGGGTTACCAATTCATTCATAATCATCATCGCCCATCAGTACGATCATAGTTTTCTTTTTTCCATCTGCAGATACTTCTCTTGTGATATATGATATGTCGCATTTTAGCATAGCAATTATTTCTATCAGTTCATCATCTCTTCCATTTGTTGGCAAGATAACCGGTGTAGTGTTCTTCATCATATCATCAACTGTATTTTTAAATTCGTTTGAAGTCTTAAGTTTTGCCGCATTGATACTTCCTATCGTTTCGTCCATCGTCATTTTCTTCTCCATTCCTTTCCAGGTACTGTTATATCCATCAGCTGCCTTCCCAGCACTGTCAGCTCTCCAGTCTTTCTGTTCTCTAGCTTGTTATGGCTTCCTTGACTTACGCTGATCAGGTTCCAGTCACACCATGCATATTCTGGATATTCTTCTGCAGGATAGATATGGTGTACGGTCGTTGCTTCTTCTGTACGGCCATACATCGCAGCTACTCTATCCTTATATCTATCTAGGCGTAGGATATGCTTCTGTTTCTTCTTCCATTTCCTGTGATAATAATCAAACATTCTACAACCCTCCATAGGTGCAATTATAGGGAGCAGAGCAATCCTTGACAATCCACCGTATTGTCTTTACTTTGGTCTTGGTTTTGTCTGCGCTTTTGTCTATGTTTTGTACTCTATTTCGTCTATCATTTATATTCCGGCAACAAAAAAAGATGTGGAATATTCACACATCTTCTTTTGTTTCCATGATTTCCTTCATTACTTCATCCGCATATAGAGTGTCAATGATCCTGCATATCAATCTATCTCTATGCTTATATACAGTCTGTTTTGCGAATCCCGTTGCTGCAATAACCTCTTCAAAGGTCATTTGCTTAAAGTAATGTAGATCAATTATTGGGTAATATTTATCTCCCTGTATGCTTTCGATCGCTTCATCCAACTTTTTGTAACTTGTCTGTGTACATTTTGGATGTAAGAATAACATCTTTTCCACTTTCTTGAATCGTTTATTTCTTGTGGTTACTTTGCTCATATATTTCTCTTACCTTTCTTATCGAAGATTCCGGCGGTTGCCATTTAAAACCATACTGCCGGATAAATACATTTTCCGGTGTTTGTAGCCATTCTCTTGTCAGCTGCAGCGCATCATATGATTCGACGTACCCAGATGCTCTCGTTATCAGTACCAAAACATCAAATGGCACACGCACATATACTACCTGATCCGACATCCTGCTAACTTCCTCTACAGCATCTTCCGGTGTAATTACATCATTCATCACATTCAAGATAATCTTCGCAGGCTTCATTATCTTTATTTCTGGAAGTCTCAAATTTGTGGCAATAGCCCTTTGCTTGATATACGCATGTTTTGCATGTAGCTTTCCTCTTCGGGAATGTAAATTCCTCAATCGGTGCCTTGATAGTCTTCAAACCTTCGTCTTCAGGATCATATACTTCCGCTTTGATGCATCTCTTTTTTGTATCCGTATCTGTATACTGATACAATTTTAAAATCACAGTATAAAGTTTTCCGTGAAATCTCATGTCATATAAATCTTTAAATTCATCATAATTCATTTTTATTTTCCTCCTTGTTATACGGTCATTTCATATACCGCCAACGTTCCCAATACAACTTCTATCGCTTTGATTTCATCTTTTGTCTTTTTCAGTTCCGTTCTGACTGATGCAGCATGCAGATCTGTTTCCTTCATCTGCTGTGCTTCGTACTCCAATGTATTAAGGTATGTTGCCTTTTCTACATTGACGTTTACCATGATCTCCTTTGCTTTTTTTAGTGTCATTTTTCTTGCTCACTCCTCTCTAAAATATGTTACATATACCATAAAACTGTAACGTATTTTCAGGTGCCTTATGATGTAAGTATTAGCTGATGTATAAAGGCTTTACGCTCATTTTACGGTGTTCTTTATCAAAAAATATGTGCAAACTTTTTCATTTCCGATTTTTCTGTTTTGCCAGGTATAAAAACCACTCTTTCCAGCACTTCTCGTTTGACATCCTGCATTTATCTTTCCTGCAGCGGTTTGGTGTGAAGGCATATATGGATTTTGGACATGCAGATGTATCGTCCATCTTTCCTTCTGCATTCTCATATTTGATATGTTCGCATGCTCTTGTGAATGCATCTTCCAACACTATGTAATGTTCAATTAACTCTCTTAATGGTTTCAGATATTCTTCCGCATCTTCATATGTATCTGTGCATAGGCACATCAGTTCGATACCTTCATATAACTCTTGATATTCATTCATAGCCTGTTCCCTTTCTGTGTTATCCATGATCTAAGCTTTTTCAGCATCTTTCCGCTCTCCTTTACCCTGTATTTCAATCAATATAACCCCATATTATAAAGATTGGATTTTTCTTCAAATAAGCCTATAAATAAAGGCTTTTCTTCACTTTTTACCACCTTCATACTTTTGGAGTTTTTTTATGACATTTTTACCCCCTTTCCACGAGCTTCTTCCTTTTGGCTGTTCAGAAGCAGCGCGATGATATCTTCTGTGTCTTTCCCGATCTTCTTGCTTGCTTCCTCGATGCATGCATATCCCAATGTCATATACTCTATTGCGTTCAATTCCTCTCCGCTGACGATCCCCAGCTCCATCGTTTGTTCTTCGCTATCGATCTTGATCAGTGCCAGTTTTTTCATGTGTTCATTTCCTCCTGTTCCGGTAGTTGATCCTCTCTACCTGTATTTTTTTCATCTTATCGGTCGTTCTGGTGTAGATTGCCGTCGTCTCCAGCTGACTATGCCCCAGGATATCCGCAAGGTCACTTGGCTGTCCGCCTTCTTCGATATAACGCACGGCGAACAGATGCCGGAAGGCATGCGGATGCGCCTTCGTCTTTTTTATCTTGGCCGCAGCTGCGATCTTGCGGATGTTTTTATACACCGTCGTTGGATGCAGCATCGCTCCCTCTTTCTTCCCTGGGAAGATGTATCCCGATTCGATGCCTTGTTCTTCGATGTATTTCTTTATCTTCTTTTTCAATGATGTTGGCATGATGATGGTGCGTATCTTTCCTTTGTTGTGTACGATCAGCTTCGGCTTCCGGATATTTTCTACCGTGAAATACTGCAGCTCCGATAGCCGTATGCCTGTATAGCCCATGATTTCCATGATCATACAGTATTGCTTCCTCCCCATACGCTTCGCCTGCCGCAGAAGCCGCATGAAGTCTTCCGGCGTGAGCAACTCCTCCTCTTCCAGTGATGCCTTGCCCTGGACCTTTATATTCGTGACCGTGAATCGCTTCATCTTGGCGTATTTCAGCCATTTATTCACGATGGTAATGTAATTCTGTACGGTGGATGGTTCGAATCCGGATTCCAGGAGGTGCTCCTTAAATTCGATGATACCTGTCTTATTCAACTCGCCTTCCGGCAGGAAATCATACAGCAAATCAAGCACATGCGCATAGTGACGCACTGTGTTCTTGCTTTTCTCAGCTTCCCGTTCCTTTATTATGAATCCGTCAATTGAGCGCCGCATTCCTTCTTTCGTCATGACTTACTACCCTCCTGTTGAATGCTTCGATTGCTTTTTCCGGATGCTTGTTGCATTTCTCCATGTCAAAGGATACAATACATCCACATTCTACGCATTTAAAGAAAATTACTCCGATAGGGGACTTTATGACTTTTACCTTACCATCACAGAATGGACATGGCTTTATTCTATCCTTCTCCATTACTCTTTCTCCTTCTTATCTTTTGTATCGGCTCATATTCTTCCCGATGTACAGACACCTTGTGACCATTTACTATGATAATCTTACGACAATTTTCCTGTGCATTATATCTCCCTGATATCTGGTCCAGTGTTTCGTATACTTTTCCTTGCATCGGCCGCTTGTGCTTCGGCAGGTCACGCAGCTCTTTTATTATCCTGATCAGCATCTGCTCCACCTTCTAATCCATTCCCAGCTTGTCCTGGTCGTATTCATCCTGAATATCCTCGCACCAAAAGTACATGATGAGGACTACCTGCAGGTTTTCTTTGTCAACTGCTTCTGCTTTTGTACAAATGATGAAATCCTTATTCATGCTTACATCAAAGTCCTGCAGTTTCTTCATTACCTTTAAATATCGGTCCTTTATACGCAATTTTGATTTTCTCGCGATATCTGCAATCACGCTGGAACAATTGCTATTGATCTCACATAGATGATTCTTTTCTTCCAGCCCTATGGTTGCATGTTTAAAGATGTTTTTCATGTCCTCCGTAACTTTACTCTCTGGCAGTTTTGATATCTCAAAATCCTTGTGTGGCGTCATACGTATCTCATACGCTCCCGGCTCTTTGCATAATTCGTCATATACTTCTACGCCAGAGCTGCTGATGGACAGCTTTCCACCCATTGCATAAGTCGTAAAGTATAACCTTCCTTCGTGGATATACAATGCGTAGCCGCTTGTTTCAGTGGCCAATATGTCATATATCAGCTTAAGATACTTATAAAACGTTTTACTTTGCTCTTTTCTTACAATCATCTTCATATCCTTTCTGCTGGTCCATCCGGAATCCAGCTCCTGATCTTCCGTTCGTCTCAAAATAATTCACCGGATACAGCTTTACTTTTGCAGTAATCTCGCGACGCACATAGAAGCTTTTTCCGCAGTGGCACTGCAGCATTTTGGTAGTGTCCTCACGTATACTAACGGAAAACTTATCTTCTACCCAAGCACCACAGAAAGGGCAGCGTACTGGAATATTGAAATTTATCTGCATATCATTATCTCTTTCCTGTGATCTGCCGTTGCATTGCTTTAAAACAGCTTACACATTTCACGATTCTGTCGGCGCCATCATTCGATGCATGAAGCCAGTCTCCAAATTCATCACAATACGCGTTTCCTTGAATATTTGTCTTTTTTTTACTGCACTGTGTGCAATAGATGCCGGATGGGATGTAAATATCTTTTTCAATATGTACTTTCAAGATCCTTCACTCTCCTCTCGTTTTATAACTTGCTGAGATATATTCTGTGTTCATAATGATATATCCTTCTTTGATTCCTGGTGCTTCCGTATATATCTTCTTTATATATTCCTGCAGTGTCCTTCCGGTATATCCTGTTTCTTCACTCCATTCTTCTAATTGTAAAGTGTCTCCGTCTTTAAATGGACGGTCATTTTTGCGGACTTCCCATTTTTTCATACCTTGCAGCTTATCTTCAAAATACTGAGGTAAGATTTTCAATTTATGTATCATTTGTTCACTCTCCTTTTCAACTTCTGTTTCGTTGATAAACCACTCGAACCGATATCCTCTATCCGGAATCATCTGTTTATATGCTGCATAGCGTGCCTTGCTCACTGTTGCAGCTTCAATGATAGCAACAACTATTGTGTCCGGTATATTGCTGTCTGTAAAATACATTGTCCATGTTACTTTATAGCGCATGTCCTTCCCTCCTTTATTTTCAAACGGTTAAAATCCCCGGATGATCTGCGTCGAAGTTCTTCCAGTGTCTGCGGGCATGAAAGCTCGTAATCATGTACGGTCCTGCCAAGCAGTTTGGAAGCATATTGCAGCAGGTAGCAAGGCTCTCCGATCAGTGTCCCGCTGTACGCGCTGATCACAGCCGCTTCGAATCTTGTCATTCTATCACCATCCGCTCAATCTGAATTTCTTTTCCCATTTTTTGACGAATACCGATACATCTTCCGACGGTTCATTATTATATGCAGCTCTTAACTGTTTCACTTTTTTCTCTTGTACCTCAATGGTCGCCAGCGGATGTTCGACATCTTCTTCTTTTCTGACAGAGAATATCAGACATTCGCCTGTCGCCACTTTTTCAGCATAGCTTCCGACGCAGTGATGCATCTTTTTCCCTTCTTCTCGCAATTCTTTCGGCATGAGCAAGGGCTTGATAACATATCCGTCTTTTTTCATTATCATTTTTTCAGCTTCTGCCCTGCGTCGTTCAGCCTTTTCTCTCAATGCTTTTTGATTTTCAAATCTAATGCGGTTTGCAAACTCCTCGTGAACTGTCTGGAAATCATCCGGATATAGATATTTCTGTTCTCGCGGTAATCCTAATTTTTCAATCATTTTTAAATGATCTTTATACTCAATAAAATCAATATCATGCGCAGTCACATATCTAATAAGGCGTGATTCAAACGGTATTAGAGGTTCTGACGATTTATAAACACTGTATTTACGCTCGTACTCTAAATATCTAAGCGCTGTCTTTGCTTCGGTAGGTGTAAATTTATATCGTTTACACCAATCTTTTATACTGCGATATTCTTTTAACGTCATGCCTGCCTGCAGGTATGGTAGCTCTTGTTTTGTGATGCCCAGCATTGCTACACCTTTCTTAGACCATCGGATACCGGTCAGATCATTGATGATATCATATAGTCCAAGCTTCGCCAGCATTTCGATTTGTGGATGTTTTTCATATTTTAGGAGGTATTCAAACATGTAGTTATGCTCCCTTGCCATAACTGGTAGGTATTCATATCCGCTATACTTTTGGACGCTTTTTTTTAAATACGGAAGCGGATCATTGTATTGTGTAAATCTGATATCCTGGTTTCCGGTCCAATTATTTATCACGCCATACAAACGATAGGTCGTAGCACTACTTTTCTTCCATCCTCGTGCATCCCTATAGGTCCACACCCGGAATCCCTCAGACATGCTACTGTATATCCTGCAGGAGATCTTTTCGCTCATCCCAGCTAGCTGTCGTTGTACTTCAAAAAGCTGGCGATTGATTTTTTTATACCGCATGTATTCCTCAAAGTAAAATACCCTAGCAAGCAATCTTTTGTGCCATATACTGTATACCGCTATGTAGATTCGATTCACCGGTCCTGCTTTCTTGCTTTTGTAATCGTCTTCGTGTGTCCAATATTTTTTAAATGTATCGACCGTATAAGGACGCAGCTTCGCTTCCGTCAATAGAGCAAGCTCCTTCTTTTCCAATTCTTTGTCCATGTTACACCTCAAACAGGCTGATCTGGCCTTCTACCGGGTCCGACTTCTTTTTTCGGGTATTCTTTACTGTTTCTTTCGGTTGTTGTGTTTGCGCAGGAGCAGTCGGTTTTTCGTTTGGTTTTGCAGCAGTCTTCTGCTCAACTACCTTTGTTGATGGCTCCATTTTGATATCATCCTCATCATAGTAATGGACAGCCATGCTGTATACTGGTTCATCATCCATCATCACGATTGGCTCATTTTTGACCATCTTCCCTACTTCTCTTTTGACATAGCGATAACACTCCCTTAACGATTTGTTTGCTTTCGCAATGATTCGAGCAACTGACGGATCTCGTTCTGCGCGTTCTTTCAGATATGATCCGATTTTATACGCAGATACCTCTTCGATCGTTTCCTTTCCCTTTAAACTTTCTAATTCTTCCTCGAATGTCATATGGTTCACCTCTTCTTTTTTTCGATGTCCTCCATCCATGCGTCAAACTGCCCTCCCTTCCCGCATGTACCTGTGCGAGCTATTTGCCTTTTTATCAACTTTCCACTGCATGAAATAGGGTCGTTGTCTTGTTCAACACATGGATGGAGGACACCATTTTTTATTTACTGATTGTATGCCTATTGTTCCCGTTTGAGCCGCTTGTAGTTCGCGTTATACCAGCGTTCACATTGCTTACAGTAGGCATTGTACCGGTTTTGCGTTTTCATGAATCTAAAATCACTTTCCGGCTTGTATTCGCCGCACATGCTGCATTTCCGCATAGCTTCTTTATGCACTGTTATCACCATCCTTTATTGGGTCCCATTTACGCAGCTGCGCATATATGTATATCCCTGCATTTACTTGATTAACAAAGACTTGGGCATCCTTAAATACGTAGCCTTTATATTCCTGACGCAGCATGCGTTCGATCACAGAAAAGTCTTCTTTCATGGCACGAGCATGTTTGCGTTTAAACGTCGAGTGATTCTTCCGGATGGTTGGCTGTTTCAAGTTGCCCCGGCTCGTATTCCATCTGCGCTTTCCTCGCGGCTTTTTAGTAATATAGTTTGCCATCCCGGTAACGCCATCTTCGTCATAATCGATCGGCCGTAGTTCATTACGCTTGCCTTTTTTCCACAGCTTGTTGAGCTCGTCCATCGTCAGACCTCGATCTATTACAAAATGATGATGACATCGCACTTCGTCTTCCTGCCACTCCGTGATGTAAAGGTACTTCGCTCTGGGCTTCCCTTGCTTCTTCAAACGCTCATTCACACGGCGAAAGAAATTCCGGATATCTTTCAATGCTTCTTCCATTGTTTCCGGCTCTTTAGCATATGTGAAAGTTATCCAGTAACCTGTCATGAAATTTGCATTCAGAAGACGGATCACATGCTTTCTGGCATTCTTATCATTGAGGTTCTGCATCTCCTCCTTTGTCGGCTTCCTTCTCCCGATTGGAATCTGACTCCATCTTGTAAACTCCGGGTATATTTCCACTTCCAGCTGTGTTCCTGCGTAGATTGACTTTGTAGCATATACACTTTTTATCTTCCCATTTCTTAAAGCACGTTCTACTTGAGATTCTGACAACATACTTGCCTGTGTATCAAATGCCCGTTCATAGTCATAATCGAGATAGTTCTGCTTTGTCGGTCTTCCTCGCTGTCTATTGTGTTTCTTCATGTACCTCTTCCTTTTTCCGTCGTTTTGTTAATATCCATTTCAAGGCCGGTAAGGACTATTCAGAAAATATCTTTATACCCTTGCATTTTGAATGCTTTATGGTACAATAAAAGTAAGTTGAATAGTCAACTGCTCACTATAAAAAGAATGTTGTGCTTGTCAGGTTAAACATTCTTTTTTTGTGCATTACGGATGGCGTGTATCGCATCCTGGAATATCTTTTGCTGGTACGCCGGTTTCATGTTGATGTTTATCTGGAACGACGCTATATACTTCCGGTTTTCCGTTAACAGAACAAGTATGGAATCTTTTTGTAACGCGATTCTCACCGTCAATGGATGTTCGGCATTCCACATTTCCATCAACAACGCATCCTGCATTGCAGCCATTGATACCGGCTGCGCTTTTATTTTCTTCATCATTCTCAATTTCCTCCTCTGCTTTTGCTTCACTCCGGAAATCTGCAGCATCTAGCACTTCATTTCCTTCTTTTGCAAAATATTCATCCTGCATCCGCACGAAGTCTTCCACTGGCATATCACCGCTATATGCAAATGGATCTGATTGGTCATCCGGATTGCATGCATCGGACCATATCATATCTTCCGGCAGATTATCTGGACGCTTCCAGTGTGGATATTCTCGCATTTCTTCAAGAGCAGCATCCAGATGCTCTAAGACTTCGTTAAAATGACAATACATATTCTCGTTTTCGCGATACGTCTGTGTTGATTCTCTTAACTCGTTCAGCTTCGAATTTATTAGATAAAGTTTATCCTTCTTTTCCATGGTCTTTCCCTTCTTAAAATATGATATAATCATTACAATCGAGGTGATTTTATGTTGTTTATTAGTTCAAATCAAACGTCTATAGTAAATAATACAAATAGCTCTTTGGAATTATATTGGAGCATTATACCTATTCTTATATCTGTTATATCTATCATCATATCTGCATATTCTTGTTATCAAACTCATAAAAATATGCAACTTTCAATCCGTCCTTATGTAGTCTTATATCTTGTTTCAACTAAAAATGCCACTTATATTAAAATAAAGAATTTTGGGAAAACCGCCGCACTTGTAACCGGATTTTCAACTGATGTAAATATTGAACAATATAAATCAAATATAGGTCGTCCATTTCCTTATGTAGGTTTATTAGATATAGTCATAGCTCCTAACGCATCTAAGGCTGCTATCATTGACAATAAATATCTAAATACAAATCATTGGATAGATGTGACTTTTAAGGATGATAAAGGAAAGCAATACAATTTCCATTTAATATTGAATACATATCAAGAATTTGCCCTTGTACATGGGAAGGACTTTGATTTGATCGACTACTAACCTTCATATGAATTTCCTGAATCATCATAATATTTCTGTTTTATCCCAATTACTTTCTTTATAGATTCTAAATCATTAGATATTTTATTAAGATATCCAATAACCCTCTCTTCACGTTCTTCCATCAGTATCATATCAAAAGCCTCTCCATCAATAACTTCTCCCCGTTCAAGTGCTTCTCTTAACGGGTTTTTATTTTTCCATTTCATTACTTTCCTCCTTTCACATATACTCTTGTTATATATGTACCTAAACTTTCAGCCGTAGCTTCTGATTCACACAGGATGTCGATGTGATTCCCTGTGTAGTTGCCGGTATCTTGTGCCACATACTCTTTACCATCAATTAACACGACAGTACCATATGGTATTACATTAGGATCGACACCAATAGTCACGCCGATTTCTGGATCAGCTCCACTAGCGGTTGCTGATGTAATATCCATGCCATAGTATGTTATCCTAAACTCACCAGGCAGAGCTGTTCATTTTGGTTGTGATTTCAGCTTTGCGATTTCCTTATTCTTTTCCTGCAGCTCAGCGTTTTGCTCTTTCACGACCTGCTGGACCATCTGCAGCTCCTCACTTGTTACTCTGTTTAGCAGCTGCAGCCTTTCAATTTCCTTGGTTTGAGCGTTGCTCCATATGGTCGTATAGATGCCAAAACCAAGAAAAGCTGCACCGATCAGTAACCGGCGGAAGCTGCTACGCATGCGCAATCTCCGCAGGAATCCCATCTTCCAGAAATGTACCGTCTGGCTCCATTTGTATGACCATAGATTCCCCTACACGATCTGTTACTTTTATGGCATTGGCTGCAACCATCTCAACACGCAATTCCTTCGTTGACAGTCCCCAGTCCTCTAAATGCCGTAAGCACTTATACTGTGCTATCGTTTTGATTTCTACATTACATTTCATATGTCATTTCCTTTCACGAAATCTTTTCCATCTTCTTTTGTCTAACTCAAATCTTATTGCATAATAAAGTACATAAATAATAAGTATAGCTATGCCGATAATCGTAGGTATCCACATAGGTGCCAATATCCATAGCCATGACCATGTGATAACGTTCCCGAGTTTCAACCCTATAAATAAGATCGTTAAGGCTCAAAAAAAACCGATTCCTCCTACACTTGAATTCCTATCTTTCATTGTTTCTCTTTTCCTTATGCAACGCCATATTTGATTGCTAGCTCTTTTACTATGGCTGTGTATATTTCCACAAGTTTCTTATCTTCTGCAATGATATCAAGATAATTCAATTTATCTCGCTTGGACTTGCAAATTCCTTCATCCGCCATACGCCGACGTTTGTTCGTCAATCGCTGTTTCAGACTGCATGCGGCTCTGGATTCCAGCAACTTGTATGCTTCGCCATGTACTTCCCTGAAAGCTTCATGGTCTCCACAGATGTTTCCGATTTTTCGCATGATTTTTTCTGTATCATCTCTCCATGCCCTGGTATCAACAGCAACAACATCGCGGATACCCTGTATTTGCGTTTCTACAGAATCAAGTTGCTTCTGCTGCTTTTTTTGATTTAATTCGATTTGTATCATCAAGCGCAGGTCTGGTGACAGGTCTTTCATACCTATTGCAGTTTCTTTCGCTTTGTTTTCAATAGAAACGAAATAATTTCTTGCTTCCTCACCTTTTTCATTCTTTGCGGTCATTGATAGTTTCTTCGCGAAGTCGGCTGTCAATTTTGCATTTTTGGAAGCCTGTCCTCCGCATTCAACATTAGTGTTGAATGGGAAATAATCCTCATTTTCAACTGCGAAACCATTTTCGATAATATTTTGTTTAAACCATCTTGAATAAGCTGCTGGATGAAGTTCTAAAAACTCATACAACTTTCTGGCTGTCGTCATTCCATCCTTGTCCACACCCAACGCAATCTCAATCGGTGTCTGATTCGTCGTATTCATTAACTTATTCATTTCATACTCCTCCTACACTTCTCTTATTGTTTCCATTTAACCCTCTTAAGAAGTAGACTACATATTCCAGCCGTTCATCGTCTTCTATATCGTCAATCAAACTATAGAGCACTTCCTTTACGCTAAACTCACTTTTCTCTGGTTGTTCGTGTGTGAGTTGCATCACAACATTGTATATTCTATCCAATCCGCCTTTTTCATTGATTTCATAGATGCATTCACAGATATACCTACGATATTGCTCGACGCTCATTTTAGATTTTCGATTCTTGGCAGAAAATACTTCGGAGATCCGTTTTTCGTACAGTGTTTCAGATATTGCAATCATTTCATTTTTCATTGTGATCTTCTCCTTTCCCATCATTCTCCATACATTTCCAGCACCCAAGAAAGCGGCACCTTTCTCTCGTATGGATTCTTTTTATCTTTGTTTGCAACTTTGACATTCTTCATGATTTTTACCGCCGTAGCAGGAGAACAATTAAATTCCTTGCAAATTTCCTTATTCCCTACATATACCGGGATATTTAACTGTTTCATCCTTTCACGCCCCTTTCCTTAAACTGCCGGTGACTGAAATCCGTTGTTAATGTTTACGCCGATGGATAAACCTTTGAAGAAAATATTAAGGTCATGGCTGATATTCGGATTCCGTTTCTTTGCTTCATAAAGCATTGCAGCCAGCTCATAGATTTCTTTCTGGTCATTGCGCATTTCTTCAGCTGTCATATATATACCTCCTTTGCTAATTACATTTACATTATAATAAGTTTAACTAGCTTTGTCAATATTATTTTGCTAGTTTAGTTTACAATGTATTTATTTTGTTATATACTAAGGTAGAAAGGAGGCTAAAATGAAAGATATAAATGCGAGAATCGCAGAGGTAAGATCAACTTTAGGATTGAGTATGCGTGCTTTCGGTGAAAAGCTAGGTATAAGTAGCCCTTCAATAAATGCGATTGAAAAAGGACGTAATAACCCCAGTGATCAGACTATTAAGTTGATTTGCAAAGAGTTTAATGTTGATTACTATTGGCTTACCGAAGGCGCTGATGTGGATATGTTTACCGCATTTCCCGAAACCATTATCGATGAAGTGGCTGAGCAGTTTGATCTAAACAAAGATGATAGAGCTTTAATTGAGACATATCTTGAAGCATCACGCGAAGAACGAAACGCAGTACAGAATTTTTTCCAAACGTTTGCAAAAAAATTACAAAGAGACGAGGAATGAAAAGCCTCGTTTTTTATTGTATAATATAATTAAATAATGGAGGTATCTGGATGGGTGCAAACAACCGTGTTAAAGAATTACGTGAGCGATTAGGATTAAGTCAAGGAAAATTTGGTGAAAAACTAGGCATGAAAACATCTTCTATTTCATCTATTGAAAAAGGAACAAATAAACTTACAAATATTGTTGCTAATTTAATATGCAAAACATATAACGTTAATTACTTATGGCTTACTGAGGGAAAAGGTGAAATGTTTGAAACACCTGATGCTGCACTGGACGACCTGGCAATGCAATATGATCTGAATGAGATAGATCTATATTTGATAAAGGCATATCTTGATATGTCAAAAGAGGAACGATCTGAGTTTGCGGAGGTGATATTGAATAAGCTGCTGTCCATTTTAAAAAAGGAACTTCGTACAGACCAAAAGCATTAGTATATAAAATAACCACAGCAAAAAGCGAGGTTTTCCTCGCCTTTTGTTATTTGGTATAGTAATGCATTACATATGTATAAATCCGGCGCAGTACAGCTAATGAATGAATCTGTGTAATCATATTGATAATACAATTTCTATATTCATCTTCTGACATATGCTTGCGTTCTCCCGTTTATGGCACCTTTTGCAAAACATGTGTATATATTATAACATTTTAATGTTAATTTTTACATATATTGTATGAATTGGAAATATTTTCCATGTTTAATATTCTTATGCTATAATGAAATAAATAGTATGGAGGGAAATAAAATGAAAAAACTATTTACATATGGCATTTTGGCATCAATATTTATAGGTGGTTGTGCTACAACTAAAACACCTGAGCAATCTTATAAATCATTAAAAAATTATAGCTCCAAAATTTTAGTTAATTATAGGGATATTAACGGAGATTACAGAGATGTAAACAACTCTTGTTATAATATTGATGGTGTCGAAAAAAAATGCACTAGAATCCTTAAAGAGCCTAATTATAGCTATGAAGTCATACTTTATAATGATGACAATGATGCGATAATAAGTGTTGATGTTGATAATGGTAAAAGCGGTAATATAACTTATATGGAAGATTCACAGGCAACAAATTATTTTGTAAAGGATGTAAATGATGAGATAATTTCTTCTTCCGATGGGGCAGCATTAGATGATGTGAAAAAAGATTACAAAGAGATATTATCCAATATAGGTTTATCTGAAAACGAATTCAGAGATAGCGTTGAATATTTTGCTAAAAAGGAAGGTAAGTCCATCATCGATCAGGCTTTAAAAGAATATAAATTACAAAAACCTCGTGATTATGACGATATTAAAGCAGCGATATTAAAAGATGTTGAAATTTCCAAAGGAGAAAACTATATAAATGTTGACTTTAACGTAAATACAGAAAATCTACTATATATTCCCGGTAAAGATGAAGGCATTATTTATACAAGTAAACTTGATAAAAATATTGAAATCTCCATTTTACCGCCTAACGAAGTAATCGCCAGCACAAGTGACAAAAAGTGTACTTATTCGCTGAATAGAGATAAGATAATAGATGGCAACTGCACTCAAACAGAAATTGACGATGCTAAGTCTATGGAATTCTGGTTTAACGAATTCTTACATAATCACAGAATAACTTTAAATGAATTATTTACCTTTTTTAGACAATATAATAAAGGATGAATTTACTCATCCTTTTTATATTCCTAAAAACTCTTTCTTTTTTATTTCAAATTCCTCTTTTGTAATTATATCATTATCTAATAATTCTTTGAGTGCTTTCAGTTCATCATATCGTATTGCATTCGTTCTCTTAAAATCATCATCCTTTTTTTTACATGCATCTTTATCCATAAAATCAATGATACTCTTATCACGTTGTTTAAACCAGTGCGCATATGTATTGTGCAGTGTCTGTACCGTATCTCCCAGTCGCTTTGCGACATCAAAATCTGTAAACTGATCAGACATGTTATTTATTAGATAACTCGCGTGAGAGTGCCTGAAATCGTGTACTCTGATCAATTCAAGTTGTTTATTCTTATTTTCATCCTTTTCATTGGCCGCTTTTACTTTTTCACGCTTTACCCGGCGTACAGTTTCCGGGTCCAGTGGCTTGTCAAAGCCAAACACAAAGCAATCCAGTGTGAATCCCTCATACTCCTTCTGCAGCTTGTATAACTCTTTTAATGAATCGTGGATTCTTTTTGGCATTGATATTTTTCTGTGTGCATTCGGATTCTTTGGTGATGTTATTTTATACGGGCGTAGCTTGAAAGACACGGATTTTTTTATTTCCACGGTGTTCTCATTGAAATGGATTTCATTCCAGGTAAGGGCGTTTGCTTCGCCCGATCTAGTCCCCATGAAATATAAAAATTCAAAGAAGTAATAAAACCGGTCTTTTTCTGGAAACTCATCCAAGAACAGCTGAAACTCATCCGGCTCCCATATTTTCATTTCCTCTCTTGGCTTATCTTTGTTAATTCTCCGTTTTACTTTGCCCATGGGATTTGCGGGAATGTATCCCTTTTCTACAGCAAGTTGAAAGACTGGATTCATTGCGTAAAATATTTTCTTAACTGATCTCTCTGAAATCTCATAATCAAGCTGCCATATGTACTCTTGCAGCTCCTCTGATGTGATTGATACGATATCCCTATCCCCAAACTTCGCTATAGGGCGCTTCAAATCATCTTCCTTCGTCTTTTTAGTGGATTCTTTAACATCTACATACCTGTTTAAAAAGTCCTCGCATACGCTATTAAAAAGCCTATCCTTGCGTATTTGAGTTTTTGGCTTAAAAAGTCCTTTGGCTTTTGCTATGTTTTCATCATAATTTTTCTTGTATTCTTTTATTTTACTTTTTGGGTAGTCAGCTATTTGCGGTGTTGGCCCCAGAATCTCCTCTATGTATTCACCGGCCGATAACCGGATTTTAATATCCTCTTGCCTTTTTTTAAATTCATCCTTAAAAATGATTTCCTCTTTCGCTGCCTTTGCTTCTGTTTTGGCAAGTGCCGGAATCTCATAATTGTAATAACTGCCATCCCAGCGGGTCAGTTTTCCTTTCATGATCAGCTGTTTTTTAACTCTGATAATCGTCAT